CACCATCTTGCGGACGTGGCCGCGCCAGCGCTCCATGCCGTCCACGAAGTCGCGCCGGCCATAGACAGGCACGATCGGGATGCGGTCGCCTGCGATGTATCCACAGTCCTTCAGCACGCGAGCGCCGCTCATGACATACTTTCGGACCCGCTTGCGCTTAGCTTTCTGCTCGCGCTTCTTCCAACCTTGGTCGGTCAGGTCGGTGATCGTGGAGGCGTCGATCTCGCTGGCAAAATATCGCTGCTCGGCGTTAGTCAGCGGGTTGGACAGGATAACGAGCCGGTCGCTCGCATCCTCCACGGCATAATACTCGGCCGTGCGAACCTCATCGACCGTGTACCAGTCGCGCCAATTCCAAGCGGTGACTTGCCAATCGGTCAGCGTGCCTAGATCGTCGCCCCACTTCTCCTCAGCCGTCGCTACAGGGTCGCTGATGACGACAAAGGCCCACTTGGCATTGCGCTTGCCGTAGGATTTGTCGGCCGGGTCGAAATAGACGCACTGGTCGGCGTCAGGGATCAGCACACCTGGGTTGACCCGCTGCGCCTCATTGCCGGGATCGTAGGCGTCAGCAAGGTCGGTAGTCAGGCGGTACGCACCAAATCCACCTTGCACCGCCTCGGACACAGCGTTGTCGCGTGCTTCCTGCGCATAGAAGTCATGACTATCAGCCCGGTACATGCCGTCGAGCGTGTTAGCCGTGTCCTCATCCGCGCTGTCATTAGCCGGTATAAAGTCCGCGATAAGCCGGTTCTCACGGTAGTCTGTCAGGATTTTCTCAAGGCTCGGCGTGATCTTGTCGATCTCGGGCCGGGGCATATTCTCGAACTGGACGGACCAGTAATCGTCCTCCCACATCGCACCTTCAATGGTGACGAAGCGACGATCGCGTAGAGACAGCGCCCGCATCTCGACCTGAGCAGGGGCAACGCTATCGAAGCGCTGCATGGCCAGCTTGTGAACGTCGCGCAGCTTGTCAGTGTCAGGCGCGGTGTCGCCGTCCTGCTCACTCTCGGGCTGCGGGTCGTCGGCCATCGGGCACCGGAATATCCGACGCGCCCGCGACTCGCGCTTTATCAATGTTTATCGTCGCCAGCCAGTCACGATACTTGGCACAGGCATGACCACAGTCGGCGCCGATGATTGCACCCGCCTTACACCCTCCAACGCATAGCGCAGCGCGTCGATCAGGTGGTTGTTCTTGTCCTCAAGAACCGGCGTAGGCTCTCCGGTCAGCTTGTCCAGTTTGAAGCTGTAGGTCGCCAACTCGTCGGCTACGTGTGTGCAGCGGGGGTGAACCACGATGTCGTAGGACTGGAGGAACGCAATGCCCTCCTCAACCGACTTGCTGCCCTTCACGCTGGCACGCACCTTTGGGAAGCCATGACGCCGAAGGTAGCTGATCGTCTCCGGCCGGCTGCTGTCCGCCGTGACCGGCCAATCGCTAGCAGCCGGCACCTTGCCGAACAGCATGGGTAGCTGCTCGATTTCACACCCGACCATATACGCTTCATGGTCAATAAATAGCGATGTACCGCGCAAGTAACAGCGAACCAGACACGACGGGTCGATGCTGTACCCGAAGTCGGCGCCTAACCGGAACTCCGCCACCCCGACGTTCTCAAACTCCGCCTCGCTACCGATGCGCCAGTTCTTGAATACCCGCGCTTCGCTGTTACGCCAGTATGCACCGCGCCAGATGTGCAGGTACTTGTCATAGTCCCGCTCGCGCTGCCATTCCATCTGGGTCCGCAACTCGTCTGGAAACCACGGATTGTCGTCGTGCTGCACCTCGATAACATCGGCGCCAGGCGGCGGACTGTCACTGCGGAACAGAGCGTCAACAGGATCGTCAGCCTTCAGCGGGTTCCAAGTCAGCCATATCTCGCTGTTCGGCGCGCGAATGGTCGGGATCAGCGTGTCCAGCGAGGCTTGCGTAATTGCTTGAGCCTCATCGACCCACGCGATCGTGACACCCTCAAGCGACTTGATCTGGTTCGCATTACCCCGAAGCCCAGCGAAGATGAACAACGAGCCGTTCTGGCCGCGTATTTCGCTCTCGGTGCTATCAAAGAACGCCCGGCATCCCATGCGCTCGATCTCATCGTCCAACAGGCGCTTCGAGCTGTCTTTGATCGACTTCTGCACCTCACGGGCGCACAGGACGCGCTCCGGGCCTTGCAGCGCCTTCAGAACTAGCGCCGCTGCCACAGAGCGTGACTTACCCCCTCCGCGACCACCCCACACCGCCTTGAAGCGGTTAGGCTGGAACAAGCGCTGCGACCAGCGAGGTAGCTCTACCTCAGCCATCAACCTTTGAACGTCACAGACACGCCGGCCGGCAGGGGGTTGTCAGGGTCAGAGCCAACGAGTTGCTTGTCACCGTACTTCTTAGGCTGGCGCTTTGCGAGCAGCCATTTGCGCGCGTCGATGCGGACCCGCTTGTCATCGGGCTTCAAATCATCGTCGTCACTTATGGCCTGAATATCCTCGGCCATCGCCTCATCGCCGATGGCTCGCGCACGCGCGTACTGTTCAGCCCATTCCGGCTCCAATGAAGCCCATCGGATTACAGCCGCGCATGAAGGCATTCCCTGCTCGCGACAAATCGCCCGAAGTGACTTACCCTCCGCTAGACCCTCTAGGATCAGGTCACGCACTTCAACCACGGCTTGCAACTTTCGCCCGCTGCCGGGCCAATCGAAACCGCACGGCCCATGCCGTCCTGCCGAGCCTATCTGCGATCTCCGGCGCCCTGGCACCCGTTGCTTTCATGCGAGCCACAATGCGATCCTCCTTGGCGGTCCAAAACCGACGCCGGGATGATACATGCCCGCACAACCGGGCTGTTTCATCATCCGTCAACGCACGTTCCCGGCTTAGCTGGTCGGCGAAGAAAATAGCGGCGTCTCCCATCACCGCGCCTCCTGCTGCTCGGCGCGGACGCGCTTGATGGCGGCTAGGGCTATTTCTTCTAGGTCGTCATGATTGACCGACGGGAACGAACCACCATTAACTCGCACAACCCTTCCGGCAACCACCTCTTTCGCCAGCGATAAGTCTGGGTCGACCGGCTTGCTCACTCTAGCCACAGCATCTGCAATTGCGCGGGCTTCCGCTTCCGTTGACCGCTCTACACCATCAGCACGCATCGCTGGGCGACTGCTGGCACCCTGGGCGCAGTACTCGCTAAACCATTTCGCCATACGCCACACAAGGCGCGGCTCCAATTTTGCCACCCACTCGGGCACGCCCGCTCCGCTAAATCCGCTCATCATGCCTCCTGCCGGCGATCACGCCGCTTGTGTGGTGGAAACCGCCAGCGCGAACCATTTGGGCGAGTGCGGGTACGGGTCATATCGGCCACGGTCAGCGCTCCAGCATCTGCTCGGGGGTGGCCCCCAGCTCACGGGCCATATTACGGAAATGAGCGACTAGTAGGCGATCGGCATGGTGCGATTTGTAGGCAGCCGAGCTTATCTGATCCTTCAGGGACAGCGCCTCACGATCAGCCTTGCCAGCCTCATCACGAGCCTTGTCTCTCTCGCTGGTTGCAGTTTCTAGCAAATCCTCCAACACGGCGCAGCGGGCACATGTCTCGGTCATGCTGGTTCTCCTTGGGAGTTAGCTGTGCTGCCACGATACGATGTCGTAGGCGTACGCTGGCGGGTATTTGGGATCGTCCAAGGTCCAGCGGCGCTTGGCTGGGTCGACAGATCGTTCGACGCGACCATTGCGGTAGCGGACATCAACTCTCTCCAGCAGGGGTGGATAGCCGGCGTTCTCGGGCATCATGCCGCCCTGCTCGCTATTCCGGCCGCAAGCTGGCCGATGGGTCGCGGGGGACCAGCACTCCGGGGCAAGGCAATCTCGTTCTCCCGACCCCGCATCCACGGTGCCGATCGCAACCGGTCGAGGTGGGCGGCTTGCGCGGCAGGGTCGACCGGCGCGGCAGGGACGGGGGCGTCACCGGCCCGCTCCATCGCCGACACGAAATGCTCCGGGCTTTTCAGCAGCCAGCCGAGGTTGGTCCGGTAGCTTTTCTCGCCGATGCCGCAGTGGAAATCCGAGCATTCGATGCCCCGGATCGCGGCCAGCACCCCGTCCTCGCCATGCTCCCGAACCCTGGCGGCCAGCGACTTGCGACGACCGGCATCGAGCGTTCGGGCTTTCGTGGCCCCCCGCCTGCCGGGACCGTCGTTCCAAGCCAAAACGACCTGATCGGCGAAAGGGGTGACTGGAGCTTTAGCTCCAGAGGGTTCGGATGGGGGGTTAGAATATATATCATTGGGGGGAAGGTCAGACTCGTCACGCCGTGACGTCACGCGTGACTCGTCACGCTCGGCCGCCTCCTTACCAGCCCTCACCTTGTCGCGGCGGCGCTGTTGGCGCTCTGCGGCAGTGCGATCCTTGACGACCGCCATGGCCTCCGCGATCTCGGCTATGTCATTAGCTGACAGGCCCTTGTCAGCCATCAGCCGGATAGCGGCAGCGTTGAGGCTCATCCCGTCACCCGAAGCGCATGCAGGACGGTGGTATGATCGCGGTTGAGCCACCGGCCGATCTGGGTAGCACTGAACCCATCCGCGTGCAGACGGCGCATGACGGCCTGTCGGGCGCGAGCAACCGGCGCAACCCGTGACCGGGTGAAGACGCTTCCGGCCGGGGCCTTGTGAGCTTGCTCCGCTTCCACGGCGTACTGGCGGACGCGGGGCGTCATGCGACGCGAGCCTTGAGCGGCACGCCTTGGGCGCGGAAGAAGCCCTCCACCTCCTCAAGGGAGCGGGCGCAGGTCCACGGGCACTCGTTGTCCTGGAAACGGTCGGCGATGGCCTTCTGCTCTTCGGACAGCCGGCCCTTGGGCGCCTTCAGTTCGACCCCGTACACACGGCCGTCCAGAATGGTCAGCAGGTCGGGCACGCCGGGAAGGACGCCTTGCCACTTGAGCCGGGCGGCCTCGCGCTTGTCGCGGCTTCCACCGTTCGGCACCGCGAATACGATCGCGCGTGTCGGCAGGGCCTGGCGGAGGTAGGCGACCACGGCGCCCTGCAGTTGTGCTTCGGGCTGAGCCATCAAGCTGCGGCCACTTGCGCGGTAATGGCGCGCTTTACTGCTCGAGCAACGGCCCGGCCCATCGCGAGTGGCACACCGTTGCCAACCATGCGATAGCGACCCTCGTTAGTAAGCGGCGCATCGGCCAAGAAGTCGGCGGGCAGACCCTGGAGGCGGCAGAACTCCGGCCAGGAGCGACGCGGGGTATACCGGGCCTTCCCCTCCGGGGTCCGCAGGATACGCCCTGCACGCCCTTCCGATGCCAAGCAGGTGGATGCCCGAGCGGCAGCCTGAAACGGCGTGGTTGCGACCCGAAGCCGCCGACCGTCGCGAGTGCCGAATTGAAAGGCCCTGCGCCGTTCCTGCTCCTCGCCGAGCCAGCGATTGTCCAGTTCAACCCGATCAACAATGTAGCCCGGCACTGGGGCATCGGGCACCGCCGGCGCGTTCTCCATCAACCACCAAGCAGGCGCTGCGCTGGCGACGACCCGGACGAACTCGGGGGTCAAGTCTTCTGCTAGGGTAAGACCGCGAGCCGCGTTGATGTACTTGAAGCGCGAGTGCGCCTGGCACGGTGGTCCACCAATAATGCCATCAAAGCGGCCAGCCGGCGGGCTAAACGAACGCACGTCGCCGCCCCACAGAAGGTCCGGCCCGCGAACGACACAGAAGCCTTCTTCCTCAAACGCCATGTCGAGCAGGCCGATGCCGGGAAACAGGGAGAGAACGTGGCCGCTCATCGCCCCATCCCCCGCAACGCAGCCGCCCGGCGTCCCTCGCGCTCAATCTTGCGGCGGGCGCAGCCGGCGGTGATGCTCGCCTCAAGCTCGGCGATGGGGTCGCGGGTAGGGGTGAACCACAGCGACCAGCGGAGACGTTCCTTCAACGTCATATCCGACGCCCTGACTGTACCTTCCACCGGTCGAAACCGAGATTGGCGGCGATCTGCATGGCTTCGAGCAAGCCCCAGCGGTGCTGCCCGGTGTAGAGCATCGCCTTCAGCAGCGCGGCGCAGCTTAGCTCGGCCTCGAGGTATGGGGCCTCGACGCTAAGAGCGCCCTGGAAGGACTTGTTGCCGGGGCGGTGGAGAGAGGCGCCCATTATGCGGCCTTCCGGCGAGCGTTCGGACGCGGGAAGTATTCGCGCTGGCGGGGCAGGGCGGCGATGCGGGCTTCGTCATCCCAAACCTCGGCGACCGTGCGGTGGTTGAGGTAGGGGAAGCCGGCAGGGGCGGGGCGGGCCTTCATGCCGCCCTCGGCGTCAGTTTGCCAAGCTGGTGCGCGATGGCCTCGCCGGCCCGCTCCAACACAGCGCGGTGTTGACGCACCTCGTCAGCTGAAACCGCGCCGTCGTCGGCCAGCGCATCCGCCAGCGCCATAGCTGCGCGGAGAAGCGCGCACTCGTCATCGCGATCGGTGCCAACCTCGCCCCGGGCCTCGGCG